GGCTAATGAGAGCGGGTCTGGCAGCCCGCCTATGGCACGGCACGGCATGGTCCATAGCGCCGCAACGTCACTGCCGGGACGATTGCGACGCCCTCCACAAACTCTAGCTAGAGGGTAATGGACTATGTCTGATGAAAAGACGCGCGAAGATCGTCTGCGCCGGCAACTCGATCGGCGTGGGTATCTACTCCGAAAGAGTCGGTCACCAGTGCAGGCGCTCGATCACGGGCTCTATGTGATCGTCGACGCCAAGCTCAACGTGCCGGTCACATACGGCTTTTTTGGCACGCCATATGGTCTCGACCTGGACGAAGTCGAGACATGGATCGCCGACCACGATGCCGAGCTAGCAGCCGCCTAGCTCTTCGCTCCGTTAGTAGCTTCAGCCCCGCCGGTCACGTGCCGGCGGGGCTTTCTCGTCTGCGCCGCTTCGCCCGGTCGTTGCTCAGGTGCACGGTGCACGCCCGGCTGCAGGTGATGGTGCCCGCGCGCTTATGGTCCGGGATTGGCCCGCCGCACCAGGCGCACGTGCGCCCTGACCGCGCTTCCCGGCGCTGCTCGGCGCGTAGGTCGTTCAGAGACTTCACCTTGCATTGTTCCGAACAGTACGTCGCGTTCAAGCCCCGCTCGTGGGGCACCGGCTGCCCGCAACCCTCGCACACCCGGCCTTCCTTCCGGCGGGCGCGCAACCGCTCCTCCTGTGCGCGATAATCGGCCGTGCAGCAGGCGTGCGAGCAGTACTTGCGCCGGCCAAGGTGCCTGTCCTTCGGCAGCTCGGCGCCGCAGTGTAAGCACTGGTCGTCGTCGGGCAGGTCGTCCAGGTTCATGCCGCCAGCCGACGCTTAGGCGCCGGCCCCTTCCAGGCGATCTGCGCCACGCGGCGCGCGGTTTCCGCCTCGGTGTCCTTGTCCCGCCGGTAGTGCGCGTGCCGGGCCGCGTCGCCGCACGTCGTGCTGCACCACAGACGGTGCCCCTCGGGGAGCGGGCGGGCGCACCAAGCGCAGCGGGTGCGAGTGCGCAAATCCGGGTGCGCGTAATCGGGTTGGCCCATCTCCCAGCTCGGCCGCTTGGCACCTACCAAGTCCAAGGCGGCCTTCACCAGCTTGTCGGCTTCTTCGTGCGCGACATCGAACGGCCATCCCTCAAGGCACAGCTTGGCGCGGATAGCGTGGGTACAGGCGGCTTGCATGGCGAAGGGCGTAGGTTCCGCGTCGCGCAGCACGTCCGCTATCTGCCGCACCCGCTCACGACGGGCCGCCTTGTCGCCACGCCGTTTGCGCCGGTCGGACATGCGCGCCTCCAGGTGCCAGGGTGCCGGCCGCGCGGGGATGGAGACCCGCCGCCGGCTGTCGGGGTTGTAGGGCAAGGCAAGCCCGCGCCACTCGCCGACTGTGCGCGCGGCCGTTCGCGACCTCCCGCGGCGTGCCGTGGGTGGCGTCGGTCGCCGGTGGCCAGCCGGTGCTCATAGATCCTCCAGGGCGAGGAATCCGGCTTCCCGGTCCGCGCGCATGTAGGGGCTGACGTCTTCCTCGCGCGCTTCCGCCCGGCCGATCGCCATGGCCGTCGCGACCGCGCCGTCGATCTTGTCCGCGCTCTTGGTCTTGTTCAGCTTGATGTTCTCCGCCGGGTCGACGTCGATCACGCAGTTGGCGACGTTCCAGCGCAGGACCGGGTTGCCGCCGTGGTAGAACTGGCGGGTCAGGATCGCCCGCTGCATCGCCTTGACGGCCGGGCTCATGTCCTTGAAGCCCTGGCCGAACCGCACCACCGGCAGCCCTTCGGCGGTCAGCCGGTTGATGACGGCCGTTGCGCCCCAGCGGTCGAACGGCAGCTCTATGACGTCGAACCGCTCGGCTAGGTCGAGGATTCGGTCGGTCACCAAGTCCAGGTCGACGGCCTCGCCCGGCGTGGCCTCGATCCAGCCCTGCTCGACCCAGGTGCTGTAGTTGATGTTGTCGCGCAGGGTCCGGCGGCGGACGGTTTCCTCGGGGATGAAGAACCAGCACAGCACCGCGTAGCCGTCGCCCTCGGGGAAGACAGCCGACAGCGCGGTCAGGTCCTCGGTGCTGGACAGGTCGACGCCGAGCCAGCAGGGGCGGCCCTCGTAGTCGCGCGGGTCGAGCGGGGCGCCGCCGTCGTCGAAGACCTCCATATCGAGCCAGGGGGCCTTCGCGCCGTCCTGCCATTCGTTCAGGTACAGTTGGCGGAAGACCTGTCGAAGGCGCGGCACATGCCGGGCGCGCTCAGCCTTCTCGCGCAGCTCCGCCTCGCTGCGAAAGCCATCGGCCAGCGCCGGATTGACCGCCCGCCAGACCTCTTCGTCCTGCCAGTCGAAACCGGCGGGCGGCTCGATCAGCACGGGGAGGAAGCTGGGATCCTTCACCTCGCCGCGATCGACCTTACTGGCATAGTCGTAAAGCTCCCAGGCGATCCCGTCCTGCCCGTTGCCGGCCGTGGTTATAACCACGGTCAGCGGCTCTTCGCGCTTGCCCATGCTGGTAGTGAGCACGTCCCACAGCTCGCCCGGCGGCCAGGCGTGGATCTCGTCCGCCAGCAGGAACGAGATCGACAGGCCGTGCTTCGTGTAGGCCTCGTGGGAGACCGCCTTGAGGGTGCTGTCGGTCTTGGGGTGCCGGATCAGCTTGGAGGAGGGCGTCGGTCGGGAGACGCGGGTCAGGGTGGCGTCGTTCTCCACCATTCGCCGGGCCGCGTTGTAGGCGATGCTCGCCTGCTCGCGATCGGCCGCCGCGGCGACGACCTGGCCAGCGGCTTCCTTCTCGGGTCCAAGCAGGTGCAGCAGCGACAGGCCGGCCCCCAGGCTGGTCTTACCATTCGCCCGGGGCAGCAGAACGAACGCGGTCCGCACCCGGCGGCGGCCCTGGTCGTCCGTATCGCCGTAGATACGGCGCACCATCCGCTCTTGCCAGTAGGCGAGCCGGAACGGCTTCCCTGCCAGCTTGCCTTCGTGGTGCGTAAGGTTGTTCAGGAAGCGGACAGCGCGCTTGCCCCGGCCGTGCGGGTCGGGAAGCGGGCTGCTATCCGTCAACCAGGCCGGACCAGCCGTCTTCATCGTTCCCACCTTTCGGGGTTTCCCCGCGCACGCGCACGCGCGCGGCCGGCGTCAGACCAAGCTCGCCAGCGAACTGCCGGGCCACCGTCATCGCGTCCCGCTGCGCCCGGAACGCCGGATGCGGGCGCGGCGTGCCGCCTTCGGAGTAGACGAAGGGGTCGTTCAGGGCGTCGATCTGCCGTTGCATCTGCCGGGCTTGCGCGACCTGGAGGCAGTAGGTCTCCAGCGCCCACAGATCGGCGTCGGTCAGGGTCCGGCGCGTGGCCAGCTCCGGCGCGACCCGCCGCCACTCCGCCGCGGCGTCGTCGTTCAGCCATTCAGGCGGGTCCAGGACTTCAGCCGTCCCGTCGCCGCCGATCCGTTCGGGCTTGCGACCGCGGGCCATCTAGAAGCCCCACTCGATCCGGTACTCGCGCGCCAGATCGTCGCCAGCGTGCGGCACTTCCCGAGGCCGGCCGCCGTCCATCGCCACGGATGCGCGGGACGTGTCGAACCAGCTGGCGACCGTCTGCATGATCGCCGTCTGGATCTGGTAAGGGACCGCGCCCGCGTCGCCAAAGCCGGCCACGAACTCGACCACGACGGCAGACGGCACGTCCGCCGTGCGCGGCCAGGACGCGACGGGCACGATGCGCCCGGGTTCGCTGTAGGTGTCGACGCGGTAGTCTGTGCCGGCCGCCAGCGTCTTGATGCTGCCGTCGCGCGCCTCGTAGGTGACACTGGCGACGGACTGGAGCGGGGGCAGCGGGACCTCGAGCGCGCCCGACGGGAAGGTGTCCCGGCGCAGCTCCCAGGTCTGCGTGACCAAGGCGCGGCCGAGCAGGCCGTCGGGGGCGTCGTAGCGCCGCTCGGCCGCCGTCAGCAGATGTTCGATCGTCGCATCGTCGGCGGTGTTGTCGACGCGCAGAAATTCCTTGACCGCGCTGAGGGTCACCACCGGCTCGCTGGGCGCCGTAATCCGGGTCAGGCTCATAGCGCGTCCTCCGCCGTGCCGATCTCCGCGTCCAGCACCAGGAAGGCCGCGCGGGGGCCGTGGTCATGGACGAAGCGGACGTTCATGCTGCGCCCGCGCCAGATCAGGGCCGTGTCGGCCGGGTTGATGTCGCCGCGGTAGCGCATGGTGACCTCGTAGTTGGCGGACTCGGCCAGCTGACCGGCCAGGGCCCGCTCTTCGCCGCTCTTGGGCGTCACCGACGCGCGGACGCTGGCGAGCGTGTTCCAGCTCGTGATCGGATTGCCGTAGGCGTCGCGGCCTTCGGTCAGCTTGCGGATGACCACCGTCTCGGTCAGGTCGGCGGCGGACGTGCGCGGGCCCTTCATGCGGCCCCCCGCTTCTCGACCGCCTGCTTACGGCTGCTGTGGCAGGTGCGGTGCAGCCGCTGCCAGTTACGCTGATCCCAGAAGAGATCCGGGTCGCCGCGGTGCGGCCGGATGTGGTCGACCACGTCGCTGGGTTCGCCGCGGCCGCCGCAAATCGCGCAGCGGGGATGCTGGGCGAGAAACTCTTCCCGCGCCTGCTGCCACTCCCGGCCGTACCCCCGCGCGCTCGCCGACGGACGGGTGTCCGCAGGCGCGCACCGTGGACACCGCCGCCCCGAGGGGACGACGGCACCACAGCGACAGGCGCGCGGGGGCTTGCTCGGCATGGGCTTACGACGCGACCGTCAGCTTCTTCATGGTCCAGGGGCGAACCACGCCCGCAGCCAGGCGGCGGCGCGCGTGGAACACGGTCACCGACTTCTTGGCCATAGAGTACGGGTTCCTCAGAATCGACAGGTCGAGCCGGTCGAAGATGCGGAAGCCGCGGCCCAGGTCGCCGAACAAGATTGGCGCTTGACCAGAGGCGATATCCGGCATATCCGGCGCTTCCGCGATCGGCCGGCCCAGCAGCACCTCAGCCGGCGCCGACTGCCAGTTGGTGGTGACCAGGTAGCGCCCGTCGCCGTCCTTCAGCTTGCGGACGTGCTCCAGGGTCGCGCTGTTCATCATCCAGGCGCCCGACCGGCGGTGCATTTGCTTGAGCGAATGATACAGCTTCATCACGTCGTCGGCGTCGAGCGTTCCGGCCGTTCCGGTATCGACCGACCCGACGTTCGCGTTGCTCAAGATGCCGGTCGGCTTGCCGCTGCCGTCGCCGGTCACGAAAGCCGAGCCCTCGGCCACGCCGAACGCCTCGGCCAGATCGGCGCGCATCTCCGTCTCCAGATCGAAGTCGGCGTCGTCCAGCGCCATGTTGGAGAACGGCACGTCGACCGCCAGCTGGTAGACGTCCAGGTTCAGCGGGTCGTAGTCGGGCTCGTCTTCCGTCGCGTCGGTGTTCTCGGCCGTCCAGGTGGCCGCGATCGTGGCCGCGCGGTTCGGCATGGTCACCTGCGGCTTGCCGGTGCGGCTGACGCGGGCGAACTGGCGAACCGGGCTGATTTCCTGGAGATCCTTCAGCACCTCCGCCACGAACTCCGGCGGAGCGATGGCCGCGCCGTCGTCGGAGAGGGTGACGGCCTTGGTCTCCAGCGCCTTCTCGCCCGTGCGGGCGTAGTGCATGAAAGCCTTGACCTCTTCCTTGGGGTCCTTCGGCTGCGCCGGGACGCCCGGCCGATTGCTCTTCGTTTCCACGGCCTCGACCGTCTCCTTCAGGTTGTCGACGGTCGACTTGATCTCCGTCGCGGTGCCCTCGATCTTGCCGACGCGGCTGTCGAGGCCGCCCAGCTTGGTTTCCAGCGTGGCGACCCGCTCGGTCACCTTGTTGTCGCCCCCGGCGCCCTTGCCGGCGGCCCCGGCCTGCTCGCCGGTCTTCGTCTCGTCAGCCATGTTGGATTCCTTTATCGCTTGGGACTTTACTGAGAGGACCCGAGCCCGGCTTGAAGCCGGGCGCCGGACCAGGGAGACCTCTCGTAGGGTGACGTCGCGCAGGTTGCGGACGCCGGAGCCGTCGCGATCAGCCTTGATCGCCACGTAGCCAATCGAGAGACCGTCCAGGGCGCCGGACTGCAGGTCCTGATAGGCCTGCCGGCCGGCGTCGGTCTCCAGGTCGAGCTTGCCTTTCACGCGCAAGCCCAATTCGTCTGTCTGAACGTCGATCCACTCGCCGACCGCACCCCCTTCATGCTCGACCAGCATCTGCGGCGGCCGGCCTTCGGCGAGAGTGCGGTCGAACGCGCGCGGGTCGATCACGTCGCCGTAGCTGTCGGGCGGGCCGCCGAATAGGCTGGCGTAGCCGGAAAGGACGCCGGCCTCGCTGGTCGCGAATTTCAGCTCGAAGGCTTTATGTTCCATCACCCGCCCCCGTCTCCGGCGTGGTCGCCGGGTTCTCGGTGTTCATGGGCAAGCGGAAGTCGTCGCCGCCCTCGTAGGCGGGGCGCCCTTCGGCGCGGCGGACTTCGTTCGGGCTCAAGATCCCGTTGTTGACCGCCTGCGCGTA